CTCTTCGGCGATCCGCATGCCCAGCGCATTGCGCGTGCTGTAGACCACTGCCCACCGGTCGCGGAAAACCGCCGCATCGATCGGCGTCGTGGTCGCCGGGTCGTTCCACGCTGGCACCAGGCTGCCCAGGTATGCAGCCAGCGCCGCTCTGGCGGCCACCGCAGCGTCTCGCTCAGGCACGATGCCCAGCGCATTGGCCTGCGCCAACATCAGTGGCAACCCCTCATCGACTTCCCGCCACGAGATGATCAGCGCCGACTTCTCGGTGCCGGTGAGCATCGAGTCGGCACTGATCTCGCCGATGCGGCTGAGGGCGTCGTCCAGGCCCTGCTTCGTCACCGCGGCGATCCGGTTGCGCAGCGTCTCGCGCGCCAGCCGAGCGGCCAGCCATCTCGCCCGCCAGACCGCTGGATCAATGGGCGTCGTGGTCGTCGTGTCGCTCCATCCCGGCACCAGGCCGAACAAGTAGTTGGCGAGGTTGGTCACCTCGGCATCGTAGGAGCTGCGCTCGATGACGATGCCGTAGCGCGTGGCCTCCGCGAGAAGCCCAGCGCGCTCGCCGTCGATGGCCTGCCATTCCTGGATGGCAGATGACTTTTCAAGCGGCGTCACCTTGCCGTCGCTGGCCATGTCATTCAGCTCCTGCACCACCGCCTCAGCCGCCTTGCTGCCGACCAGCGTGCCTTCCGGCGCACCGCGCGTAGCCGCCGGCTCCGACGCTGAAATCCTGATGTCCGTGACCCATGCGCCTGGCCAGATCGACCCGCTCTGGTCATCCAGGATCTGAATCCACGGTCGGGCTGTGACTGCCCCCTCCGGGATCACCAGCCAGTTGGCCTCACGCGCCCACCCACCGCCGGCCGGCCGAGTCACAGCAGGCACGAACAGGTCTGCACCTGCTGCCGTCTTGCATGTGACACCGACCCGCACGGGCCACGGCGTGCGCCAGGCTGTCAGCGTCGCGGCGACATAGAGCCGCTCTCCCGGCGTGACCGGGAAGATGCTGTCGGTCTCGATCGTGTCGCGCTGCGTCACCAGCAGCGCCCGAGTCCACTGCGTCGGCGGCGAGATCTGCTCGACCACACCGCCCCAGCCGCCCGGAACGCCATCCTCGAACGTCGCCTTCAGGACGAGATTCGTCGCGTCCCCACCTCGCCCCGTGATCAGGATCTGACCATCGAGCGTGCGACCGCTGACGGTGCCGAGCGGGTTGATCGTCTGGACCGAGACATCGAGCAGCCCCGGCGAGACGCCATCGATGTCGATCGACTGGCCCGCCGTGTTCGGCTCCGTCACCCATTGCCCGCTGGCTGTGCGCCATGTCACCCGGTAGTGCATGCCGGGCGCCGCCGGCACCCAGCCGACCGTTACCCGCGTCGTGGCCACGCCAGACGCCCGGTACACCGTTTCCCGCAGTGAAAGCCCCGTCGCCACCGGCGCGTCCTCGCGCATCCGGCTGACTGGCTTCTCGTCGAACTTCAGGCCCAGCTCGATCCAGTCGTACTTGCCGGGCTGATGGGCGACGCCGACGATGTCGTAGGTGTTCGGCGCCTTGCCCTCGGCCAGCCGGATGCAGCGCCACGAGGTCGGTGCCACCGCTGAGCTTTCGAGCACCCAGACCGACTGCGTGGGCGGCACGACATCCAGCGCCGACGAAAGCGTCACCAGTGTCGTTTTTCCGGCACCGGTGACGACGGGCCGGGAGATCGTGCGCAGGCCCATCACCTGCGTCGTGTCCGGCACCATGACGTGCAGCGTGTAGGACTCACCGCCGCGCAGCTCGACCTCGCGGTCCAGCGTCACCTGCGTGGCCGTGGCGGTGCTGACCAGGCCGCCGAGCTGCTCGCCCGTGACATTCGGGTCGGCGATCTGGAACACGCGCCCCATGGGCACCGCCGCGCCGATCGATCCGACCGAGAAGGAAACCGTTTCCCCCTCATGCGCTTCGGTGTAGAGGGCCCATTTCGCCAGCCGGAGCGCCTGCCCTCGCGAGGTACACCCGATCGGCGACAGCTCCAGATTCTCGACGCCGTACTTGACGACCAGGTCCGGATCGGAAACGAATTCCGGCTCCAGCTTGTACTGGTTGTCGGGGTTGTTCCACCAGACGATGCAGCCGGACTTCTTCGTGCCGCGGGCACTGCCCTCGTACTTGAACACGCCGTCCACGACATTGGCTGGCACGAACAGGCTGTAGGCGTCGCTCGGCGCATCCTGCTGCACTGAGAAAGCACTGCCGCCGTAGCTCAGGATCGCGCGGAAGATGGCCGCCATGTCCTGCAGCACCTTGTAGGCCTCGGCGGGGCGCTGCAGGTACAGGTTCGCCGTGAAGCGGGGCTCCATGCCGCCGCGGCCGTCGGGCACGCCGACGAACTGACCCGCGGCGTTGACCGCATCGCAGTAGCGCCCGATCGCGTAGAGCTGCCACTTGTCGAACTTGGTGATCGTCACGCGGCGGCCGAGGCCGTAGCGGGTGTGGGTCGCCAGGTCGAAGTAGACCCATGCGGGGTTGTTGCTGTACGCCAGCCGGAACTGCCCGTTCCAGGCACCGGTGTAGCTTCTGGTCGTCGGGTTGTAGTTGCTCGGCACCTGGATGATGCGGCCGCGCATGTGATAAGCCCGGGTCGGCACGCGCTGGTGGTGCTCCGCATCGACGCGCAGCGCGGCCAGCGCCGAGTTCGGGTAGCGCAGCTTGGCCGTGTTGATCAGCGTGTAGCTGTCGAACCAGGTCTCGTTGCGCAGTGTCACTGACGTCGAATCAGCCGTCAGCCGGCGCAGCCGCACGTCCCACGGCCCGGAGCCGGGCAGGTCGATGACAACCGACGTCTGGTAGCGCGTCGTGGTCTTGCCTTCGACCGTCCTACTCCACCGTTCGACGAACCCGCCGTTGGAGGTCTGGATGTCGATCGCGAATGCGACGCTGCTGCCCAGCAGGTCACCCGACTGGACGGACTGTTGCGACAGCTCGGGGATGCCTACCGTGACCCGCACGCGGTTGGCGACCCCAGCAGGGATCGACCGCACGACGGGGATGCCTACGCGAGCTCGGATGCCGACAGCCACTTCGCTCTGGGCCGTGTCGAAGCTCTGCAGGGCCAGCTGTCCCTGCGTGCCGACCGTGGTCGCGAAGCTGTCGATGACGAAGTTTCTCGAGCCGTCGGCGTTCTCGATAGGGACGCCGTCCAGGTAGACCGACCTCAGGCCATTCACCAGCCCGACGATCTCGCCCTCGGAGACCAGGTCGACCACCTCGGCCCACTGCTTGGAGCGCAGTGAGTCCTTGGCCTCGGTCGGCGTGCGCCCGCCGCCGCTCTTGCCCTTGGCGCCTTCGATGACGACCGGGTTCATACGGCGATGTCCGCGGTGCGGATGCCGCCACTGATGACGACCGAGCCTACGATCATCTCGCCGTACAGCACGGGCACGCAGCCGCCCTCGGCGTCCACGTTCACCGCACCGTTGAAGCTGTAGCTGGGGCCGTTCTTGTCCTGCTCGGTGCCGTCGGCGCCGCGCTGAGGGCTCAGCATCTGGATCACGCCACCGATGATCATCGCCACACCGGTCTGGACCAGGGCCGGCCCCAGGATGGGGTCGTAGGGCGTCAGCATGATCCCAGCGACCACGAGGACAGCGCCCATGATTGTCTGCCCGAGCCCTTTGCGCTTTGCACCTTCGACGACCGGCACGATGCGGATGACCTCGCGCGTGCCCACCGGCTGCGCCAGGTCGTCGGCGCCGAGGTTCGCGCGGCCCGCCCACACGCGGTAGCCAGGCGCGCTGTGCTGCAGCACGTACCGCTCGAACCCTTCGATGACAACACACAGCGCGCGCACCGCCTCGGCCGTGGTTTCGACTGCCAGATGATGGATGCGGCCGAAGCGCTTGCCGAGGTGGCCGTAGAGGCGGACTTCACGCAGGATCTCCATCGTCACGCCCCCGCTGGCGCCGGCGCTGCCGCGACATCGAGCAGCGACTTGTGGCGCAGCACCGCCGTCGTGTGGCGCTCCCAGGTGCCGCCGTAGACCTCGCGGCCGGACAGGCGGCCATACAGGTGGTGCAGGATCGTCCCGTCGCCCAGGAACACCGCGGCATGGTTGTCGCAGCGTGCAGCAACCTGCATCAGCAGCACGTCGTGCTCGCGAGGCATGTCATTGACCAGGATGAAGCCGGCTTTCTCGTAGCCGTCGCGGTAGAGGTTCGGGCCGCCGTCCACCTCCCACCAGCCGTCGGCGCGCTCGAAGTCGGGCAGCTCGGTGGCCAGCGTGCGGGCGTAGTAGTCGCGGATGAGCGTGTAGCAGTCGAGCACGCCGTGGTGGAACTGGCGGCCGATCAGCGGCGCCTCGAAGCCGGTCGGATGGGTGACGGTCACCGCCTGGCTCGGGTAGCCGACGATCACCCAGGTCAGGCCCGTGCGCTCGCACATGACCCGGTCGGCCATCGAGGGGTTCGCGCAGGCGTCGGGGTGGCTGTGGACCACGGCCAGCACCTGCCCGAGATCCTCAGCTGCTGCCCAGTCCTCGTGGTGGATGCGGAAGCGATCGCGCTCGCCGGGCGTGCCGGAGAACTCGTTGCGCGCCTCGATGTAGGCGACCGTGAACTCGGCTCCCCAGCATTGCGGCACCCGCACGATCAGGCCGCAGCACTCGGCCGGGTGAGCCTTGGCTGCGTGCTCGATCAGGTCGGCGCGGACCTGCGCGAGTTGGCCATCAGTGAGTGTGGGCTGGGGGGTAGAGGTGGTGCTGGGCATGCGGCGGATGTTCCGCGCGCGCGCGATGCCCCGCGAGGGGAACTGATTCAGGCGGTCACGCCTGCCGCAACAGCCCCGCCCCTGGGAAACCACCGTAGGGCAACCCGTCCGGATCGCTCCCGAACCGGGCCTTGCACCCAGTCAGGCTCAGGCTGCAGCGGTCTTCGGCCAGCAGCGTCGTCGGCGTGTCATCAGACTTTGCGACCGCTCCGCCGGTGTAGCCACAGTCCGCCGACCGGTACACCCAGCCGCAGCGCCGCGACATCACGACACGGGCCGGCAGCTTGAAGCCAGCGGCATCGGCCGGACTCGCCAGCTCATAGACGCAGAGCTTACCGTCCTGGCTCGCCTTGCGATCGACCACCCACTCGTCATCCGGATAGCCGGCCAGCGGGTCCGCCGTCGGGTTGACTCCTGCGGGGAAATTCACTGCGTCCAGAAAGCGCGCCAGTGTCCGTCGGCGCACGAATCTGGCGCCCTCGAGATTGCTGTACTGCCGGTTGAGCAGCCCCATCACGCCGAGCACGTTGGCGACGCGAACGGTCGGACGCGGCAGCGGGCCGGTGCCGGTCTGCTCGAATCCGTCAGCCTCGATCGGGAATGGCGTGTAGGTCAGCCCCTGCCAGACGATCGCGGCGCTGAGCCCATTCAGCTGCGGTGCGAAGCGGTGGAGCGCGCCACCGAGGGGGCGCACGTCGATCTCGAACAGCGTGATGATGGCCGAGTGCGAGAGCTTCGCCAGCTCGGCAGCGACAGAGGCGGTCATGGTTCGTAGGTGCGCTCGAAACGCGCGCTGATGTCGGACAGCCCCAGCACGTCGGGCAACGTGCGGGTCCACTGCTTGCACAGATAGAGCGCTGGCGCCGTGCGCCGGGGTGGCGTCCATGCGAACGCGATCCAGCCGCCGTGAGCTCGAAAGAACGCCTCGATCTCGTCGCCCGCCGCTGGGTCGACGCCAGTGAATCGCATGTCCCAGGTATCCGGCATGAAGTTCAGGCCGTCAGGGCTGCGCTGGGCGTACCCGTCACCCATCTTCACCTCGTTGACACGCGGCTGGAAGGTCACCTGCGTGCCGCTGGACTCGGCCCAGTCGAAAGTCAGTGCCATCTCATTTCCCCTTCCAGAGCACACCACCTGGACGCGACTGCTTGGTCGCCCAGGCATTCACGGCCTGCTCCATCATCGCGCCGAGATCCTGCGCGGCCGCAGCCTGGTCGGGTGCGCCGCCCTCGGCACCGGTCACGCTGATGCTGATGCTGACCGGGCCCATCGAGCGCGTGGCCATCGTGCCACCGTTGTTCTTGTGACGCGGGTCATTGGCTGTCAGCACCTCCTCGCCTGCCATCAGCACAGCAGGCACCTCGTTGGGCTTCAGGCCTGCAATGCCGCCCGTGTGATACCGCGGTGCCACCGACCACATCGCGGCCGGGAACGCTGCGGTGCGGGCACCCCCAGCCCCGACAACCCCGCCGTCGTGAAAGAAGCTGCCGATCCATGACGCGGCCGTGCTGATCCACGAGCCACCAGCGCCGCCACCGCCCGTCGTGTCGATCGCATCGAGCACGCTGTTGAGCATCTTGTCGCCCAGCCGCTTGCTGATCAGGTCGAGCATCGACTGGGCGAACCCGCCGACCATGTCGCGCAGCGCCTGGCCGGCGGTCTTCGAGCCGTTGGTGACCGAGTTGAAGAACTTGCCGAACTCGTTCGACGCGCTGCTGCGGATGGACTTCTCGATCTCGGTCTTCTGGTCGCCCAGCACCTTCACGGCCTGCACCGCGCCATTGGCGTCGACACGTTCCCCGGCAGTCTGCGCCAGGTCGCGCTGTGCCTCAGCCAAGGCTTGCAACTGCGGCAAGGCCTTTGCACGCTCTGCAAACTTGCGCCGCTCGGCTTCGGTTGTGCTGATGGCTCCGAGGGTCACCAGGCGCTCGATGTCAGCCTCTGCCTGCTGCAGCGCGGTGCTCAGCTCCTGGTACTGGGCCTTGAAGCTGTCGAGCTGCCCAGCGCGAGTCAACTCGGCGATGTGCTCTTCGCCCTGGGCGGTCAGCTCGGCGAGCTGACGCTGCAGCTCAGCCTTGGCGGCCGGGCTGGTGGTGGG